TGGTCTGATCATTTTCTTAGCATAACGAGTCATGATACCTTTTCTTGGAGTGAAGGTAATTGGATCGTATACTAGAGGTGTCATGATTAATGGAATATATGGAGCATAAACTGCACCTGTTTCCAAGAATTGAGATCCTCTGTAACCTAGTAAGATTACGTTTTCAGTCATGTAAGGGTTTTTGTAAACTCTGAAACGAGAATTTAAGTTACCTACTTTCTGAACTCCCATTGCAAAGTCCATTTTATCACCGTTTGTATCTGCTGCATATCCAGGAATTGATTCAAGGATTGTAGCTACAGTTGGAGAACATACTAAGAAGTTAGCTCCACCTCTTAAAGTTTTTTGGTGAATTTTGTTAGATACTTTTTGTACTTTAGTACCTAAAGTTCCGAACCATTGACCTTGAGTGTTATAGAAAACAGATGCTTGAGTTGTCCAAGCTGTTCCAGTCCAAGTTTTGTTGTTTGCTGCTGACCATCTTTCAGTTGTAGCTGCATCTTGAATTAACATATCCATTAATTCTAAGTCAATCTCCATAGAGATGTACTCTGATAATAATGAAGTTAATTCTGCCTCAGCATCAATTGAGTGGTAAGCGTTAAGATCTTGTGCGAATTCTGGAGTCCATTGTGCTTTTAATTTTCTTGTTTTAGCAACGATTGCTTCAGAAGCAAGTGATACGTTGATTTCAGGAATCTTAATTGGTGTGTTAGTTGTATTATCTTCAAAATCACCTCTTGTTTGATCAGTTGGTTGAACTTGGTATTTTATAGTTGCAGTAACTGTTGCTGCTGCTCCAAGACCACTTGTTACAAATACTACGAATTCTCCAGCTGCTGATGATGAATAAGCTGTAAGCTCTGGGTTAGTTGTAATGTCTAAAGATGCAGAGAATAATCTAAAAGCTCTAACGCCTTTAAAGTCAGCTCCAGATAAACTCCCTGTACCGACTGGTACAACTTTAAAAGATGCTGGTGCAAGACCGTCCTGGTAACCGATAGAAGCTGAGGTAGCTGAAGTGTGCGTGATAGCACTTGGAGTAGCTGATGCAGAGTTAATTGAATAACCGAATCTACCTGCTCCATAAAGACCTCCTGATACTTCTTCGTCAACTAACATTTTGTCGTTAGCTGTAGAAACGTTACCGTAAAGGTTGTCATTATTTGCGAATCCTGCTGTACCTGTACCGTATTTAAAGTCTAAGTAAAATACAAGACCTGATGGTAAGTTCATTGGTTGTACAGATACAAAATCTTTAGCTGCAATTTGAGCGAATACTTTACGTACTAATGGTAAAGCTACTCCAGCCCACTGCTCAGCACCTGTACCTGTGTTTCCATTTGTAGTTCCAATCGCACCACCACCTGTTTGAGAAGCTTCAGATACAATTTGTTTTGCTTGATTCTCAAGAATCATAGACATGTTGTTTCTTTCGATTTCGTTAGAAATTCCTTCTAACAAACCTGATTTGGCCCATTTACCAGACAAACGAGCTGCGTCAGCTTGTAAAGTCTTATAGTTACTGGTACCTTCGAATAATTGATTTAATTCCATTTGGTTGTTTTTGTTTTTTTATTTTTATGATTTAATGATTCCTGCTAACTTCTGCCATCTTTGAACTTGCTCATCTACTTCAGATAAGATCTGTTTTGGTGCAGTTGTTTGTGCGTTACCTGTTGCTTTAGAAGCAAAAGATCTATGCTCTTTTAATGCGGCTGGTTTAGCAACTACATTTTTAGAAACTGTTTCGAAAACTAATTTTACTTCTTTAACTGTTTCGGCTTTGTCAAATGCTGCGATAACATTTACTTTTTGACCTTCAGATAAGTTAGTTGATTTGAATACTTTATTTACATAAAGTAATTTTGCATTTAGAAGATTAACTTCTTGAAGTTGGTTTCTTAAAATTTTAACTGCTTTTAAAGCTTCGTTTAATTCTTCGTTTTCTTCTTCAAGGTGAGCACCTTTGTTCCAACCACCGCCAGCAATTCCAAGGTCTTTAGCTTTATTTTGAGCTTTATCAATTCCCTTCTCTAAACCTTGTACAAATTTGCTTTTTTGACCTGCAGCATTCATTTTGTTACTTGTTCTGTCGATCCAGCTGTCAAATTTAGCTCCGGCATTTTTAATAGCTGAACCTAAACCTTCTTCCATGTCTTCTTCTGCTCCTTCTCTTTGTTGAGTAACATTTGAAGCATCTTTACCTGATTGTGCTAAATTTTGAGCGAATGATTTTGCTTTTTCTCCAAAAACTCCGTTTAAAGCCATCTCTTGTACTTTTGCAATAATTACAGAAGTTCCAAAAAGTCCTGCTGCTCCTAACGCTCCAACTACCATTTGAGCTGTTTGATTGTTTAAGAATGGGAACATATTGATAAGTTCGTAAATAACATCTACACTTTCGTCCATTTCTTCACCTTCGTTTGTGTAAGTTTCTTTTCCTGGTTTATGACTTTTTCCTGGCTCGTATCTGTTTCCAGATTTAGAACTTGCTGGTGTTCTTTTTGAAGGAGTAGTGTATCCATCGTTAGGTCCACTTTTGTCTAAGTCTTTTGGGTTTTTACTGTAAGATGTTTCGTCCATTCCTTCTAATTCTGCTAATAATTCGTTAATATCGATCTCTTCTGAATCACCATCCATGCTAGTCATGTCATCTCCTTCAGGAGCTTCTTCACCAGTTTCCATTTCAGCTTCTTCATCATGACCTGTTTCCTGTGCAACGATGTCTCTGATTAGGTCTTTTAAATCTTCAACTGACATGTCTTCGATTTCTAATTCCTCTTCTTCTTCACCTTCTTCTGCTTCTTCTTCAGGAGCTTCTTCTTCTTCCTCTTCGTTTATGTCTCCAATATTACCGTGCTTCTTTAGATCTTCTGAATAGTCTTCAAATCCTGCTTGGTTTACTGTAGATTCGTCCATATCATCTGCATCTTCCATTTCTTGTAGCTTTTGAGCTAACATTTCTTTTAGATGTGGAGTCAATGTTTCTTCTAAGGCTTCTTTAGCATTTGCAATTGCAGCTTCACGAATAGTTTTCGCTTCAGCAATAGCTTGCTTTAATAAATCTTTGTTTGACATTTTAATTTGTTTTTTGATTGTCGTACGCTTATTAAGTAGTAGCGTAATAGTGTTTTACTTTGTAGTAGATATCACATAAGGATCGTGATATATTCTTAAATAAATATACATATATTTTCAAAACATAAAAAACCCACCTTTATGGGGTGGGTGTGTTGTTTTATATGTCTGCAGCTTGATTAACTAGTTTATTCCATTCTGGAATTTTTCCTAGTACATCTAGTACATCTTGTCTTCCGTTATCAATTAAGTGATTTATGACAGCTTGTATTTGACTTGATGATTCAAAATCCATTTCTTCTTTTAAAAACTTTGCTTGCCATTTATGTATATCAAAATCTCTTTCCATTATGCTCTTAATATATTGTTAATGATAGAATCTAATCTATCGTATTTTCCTACTGTTTGTTTTCCTTCGTTTAAAGAAATTGCATTCATAAATGCACCCTGTGTTGATGGGTTACTTACAAAATCCCAGCAAACCAACTCGAAATCCGGCTGTACCATTAGAGTTCCTTCATTTGTCTGTGTTACTGATCCTGTCCCTCTTGATGAGATTCCTATAGTGTGTCCAGCTCTAACAATCTCTTTCACAATGTTACCAGATGGGGTATTTAGTAATTCTAATTTTCCCATAAGATCCTGCCCTTCCCACCAAAGTTCTTTTACTACGTGTGAAGCATTTTTTAAAGATACGATTGCTGATTCTGGATGATCTAATTCTCCGTAAGCATTTCCTACCTTTACAAAATTCTCTATATAATTTTGAACTTCTTGTTCAAGAATTTCTCTTTTGTAGATTCTTCCGTTTTGGTTTTTAGCTCCTGCTCTTTGCATTATTCCTGATACTTCAAATACACCTGGTTTAACCTTTGATTCGGTAAGCATTCCTTTGAAAGGAGTTACATTTATTAATAAATTGTTCATCTTATTTATTTTAATAATTCAGATAACGATTTTGCTTTTCTAGTTTCATAAAGATCTTCTTCAGTCTCTGCATCACTAGCTTCTTCATATCCTCTTGGATGTGAAATATCATCTGCCTCATTTTCATCAGGTTGATTCATCCAATGTTGATCGTATGGATAATCTGCATAGATTGCTTCGATTCCTCTATTATATCCATATATTTGATTATCTTCTAAATACCTTACCAGCTCATCTACATTCTCTGCTTCATCTGGACCGGTCATAATATCGTGAATTCTATTTGTGAATCCAAAAATTCCATTATCGTCTAAGTAGTCTGCTAATTCACTTTTGTAGTATGAATCTTCTTTAGCTTCTTGCATTTCGTAGATCTCATCTTCTTCTCCGTTATAGTCTTCAACATCAACTACTGTTTCAGTTAGCACTTTTTTAATTAGTTTTTTAAATCCTTCTTTTAAAGCTGCTTTTTTCATACCATTGAAAGTGTCAACTGTATTTTTTGCTGTAGCGTCTACCATTTGGTCATGAAGATCTACGTTTGGATTAACACCTGCTACTTGATTTGTATAGTAGATTGAATCTTTTGCTAAGTTTTTAGAAACTTTTGCTAATGCTTTTGAATATTCTTCTGCTGTTGGTGTTCCATGAACTCCTAATCCTTCTAATTCAACTCTGATTCCTCTAAGAATCTGTTCGTATGGATATTTGTCCATATCGTTAGTTGGTTTATATCTGTAATCTGTTAAGTTCTTCTTTGTAAGTCTAGCTTCTTTTATGGATAAGTCTTTACCGCTTTTAACTCTAGAAGAAGGCACTGTTATTGACTTCTCTCCTGTAGAAGGACGAGTTCCCGAAAATTTACCTACTGTAATATTATCTCCATCTATACTTAAGATCTCTCCTGAATATAGGTGTGTAGATTTATTTGTACCGTATACGCTTACTTTATCTCCTACTTTTCTAGTATTTGATGTAGCTTCATTTATATTTTCCTTACGTCTTGCTAATTCAGCTTTAACTTCTTCAATCTCTTTTTCGTTACCTTGGTATCTTGAAAGATTTATAATCATATCTGTAAGTGCATCGTTTGAGTACTCTTTGAATCTTTCTGCAAAGCTAGCTATTTCTTGAATCATTCCTTTATTTTTAAGGATCTGAACTGCATCATCGTATCCGTTGAAACGAGTTATGATTTGTGGTTGTTGCATTCTAGCTTCAGCTAAGAAATGTTCTTTCGAAAACTTTCCTTCTTGAATTGCATTATATTTTTCTTGTAATGTTCTCATGTTATTTATTCTTTTTATCTGATGCTTTGTTAGTTTTCTTTACTAATTTATAACCCATTTCCTCCGTCTTTTTTACTGCATCACTGTTTTCCATTTCTGCTTCTGATACAAAGACGTGTGGTGTTCCAAAATGCATTTCATCTAAATAATCAAACATCTTAGTATGTGAAGGATGTTTTGGTCTCGGTGCTGCTTTAAATCCTAGTTTTGCTGATGCTTTAGTAGCTGCATTTGCTCCTGCTCCTTTTTTAGAAAAAGCAAATGGTGTAGAATATCCTCCTGCATCTCCCGATACGCTCATCTCTTCTAATACCTCATGCACTGCTTTTAGTATTTCTGACCGTTTCATAAAGCTTTTAATTCATTTACTAATTCATAGTACTGCATTAAAGAAACTAAATGATTATCGTCTACTTTTTGAGTATTTTTTACAGGGACAATTGCTTTTTGAATTTCTTCTAATTTAATTTTTACTACTTTATCAGTAACATTATTTTTTAATCTAGAAATTTGTGTTTGCAATTTAGTCATTTCCTCATTTACTACATTTCTTAATCTTGTAGAAGAGTTAACAGATACAATGAACTCTTTTAAAATGTTCTTTTGTTCTGGAAGTAAGTCTTTATATTGGTGGTTAAACTTTTCTAGTAAGATTTTGTACGTTAAAAGTCTTAGATCTTTATCATATTTCGAATACTCTTCAATTAAAGCATTCTTTACTTGATTGTCTGCTGATTTACTTTGAGTTAAGTGCTCAAGTATTGTAGTTTTATTATCTACAAATACATCTAGGTCTACAAGACCTGCTGTTGACTGTGCTTCCATTAAACAATAGAGAGCTGCTAATGGTTTATACGATTCAACTTTAATAGAAAAGAATTCTTCTAAATCGTAGTGACTTTTAAGCTCTTTTATTAATTCGTATTTTTGTTTACTAAGTGATTTAATGTCTAGCTTTCTAGAAATCTCAACAATAGTGCTAAGGATTGATTCTGCTTTCTTTGGCCCTACTCCTTTATTCTTTAATATAAAATCGTATAATTTAAACTCTCTTACCAGTGTTGTGTTTCCTGTATAAAATTTTCTTAGTACCGATAATGCTGGGGAATCTCTTTTAGATAAGGTATCCGCTGCTATTTGCTTTACTAATAGTTCAAATATTAAGCCTGTGTTTTTATACTTACTGTGTTTAATACGCATCTTAGGTATGTCTTTGTTATAAATAGTGTCTAGTTATCTAAATCTTTAATATTCTCTTCATTTAAGAGATCTGATTCTTTTTCTACTTCCTCTTCAAAGATATTTTGCTTTTTAGTAGGAAAGATATTCTTATTTCTAAGGAAAACTGACATTGTATTATTCATACCTTCTCTTACATTCTCATTATCACTTGGAAATCCACCTTTCATTCCATGTACTCCTAGTCTATCTCTTCCACCAACCGGGTCTGCGTTGGTTCCTATCACTGACATTTTTTCTCTAGGCCTTCCTACAGGTACATTCTCGTCGTATCCAGCTGGTAATTCACCTTGCTCTCTTCCATATATTGAAGCTAAATCGTGAGGTGTTCCAAAAGATTGCCCTGTTGTTACTGGATCGTTTCCTTCGTTTTCTATTTGAGATAATCTAAATGCTCTCTTACCATCTTCTCTAATAAGATCTCTCATCTCATTATACTTATCCTCTGATACATCAAATACCATATCGTAGATATAATCTGAAGAGAATAATTTAGTTGCTTGCATTTGAGTTGCTAAATCAACTTTCTCTTTCCAAAGAGCTATTTTTTCTTGCTCATAAATAATAGAAGGAGTTGTTAACTTAATTTCAAAGTTTACTAAAGACTCTTTATCAAATCCTTGAGAATATAAATGCACTAAACCAATTTTAGTTAATTCACTTTCTACAATTCTCTGTAATCTTTCTACTGTTCTAGCAAAACGAATATCTTCTGCTGCAAGAGTTGCTTTACCTGTAAGGTCTTTTTCGTATCCAAAATATGCTTTTGGCACTTTTAAAGCAGCAAACATCTTATCTCTTAAGTATTCAATATCTGTGGTACCATCATACTCCAATCCTTTAGTTGTTTCAATACGAGTTGAAGTATCTCCTCCACGAACTGGAAGGTAGAAATCCTCCATCATGTTTTGCATATTAAACTTCAAGTTGTATTGGCCTGATTGTGGATCCACGTATGGAGTTTTCTTAATACTATTGATAGTTTTTTGCATAAACTGCTCAACTTCATTTGGTGGAATAGATCCTACATTGATGTAGAACATTCTCTTTTCAGGAGCTCTCATGATTCTATGAATCAACATCGCATCCTCCATTAAAGTTAGTTGTTTGTAAATTTTTCTAGCTGGTTCAATATAAGATCTACCATATGGAAGGTAGTTTGTATCTGATAGTAATCTAAAATGTGCTACTTCGTAGTTGTCTAGAGTAATTACTGATTTACTATTGTTTGGAATATAATTTGGATCTGCTGAAGAAGCTAATCCGTCTGGATCGATTGAGAATGTTACTTTAGTTGGATCTTCCTTATCCATCCCTTCATGTCTTACCATATGGTAAACCGTATACGGAAGTACATTGTAAACTCCAAAATGTTCTGATATTTCTAATTTTAAAAAGAAGTCCCCGTACTTACACATATTTCTAACCCATGACCATAGGTTAAATTCGATGTTTAATACATCGTAATAAAGGTTATAAAGGACTCTTTGTATATTTTCATCTGTAGATTTAATGGAAAGAACCTCTCCCATTGCATTCTTCAGTGTAGATTCATCTGCTAATACATCTAGAGTAGAAGCTATTAATGCATCTGTATCCATTGCTTCGTAATCTGAGTAAAGCTGTACCCTAAGTGTTTGGTAATTAAGGTTTGGATTAAATATATTTTTATTATTGTAAATATATAGTCGGGAGAATCTATCCAATAGTGAATTGGTTTGATACTTCCCTGTTGATTGAATATGATTGATGTCAGCAATCTTTAACTCGTCTCCTCCTACGTTTCTAACTAGTATGTCGCTTGAGAATAATCTCTGTAAATTGGAGAATAAATTTCTTTCTGCCATTTTGAAAATGTTTTATTTATAAATAGTAACTTATCCTAATAGCCAGCTTAAGTCTTCTTGGCCACCCGGTGTTTCCATAAGATACGGATTATTCTGCATAGGAGCAACGTTATATACTCCTGTATTTCTTTGATTAAGACTAACAAAAGAAGACATTGTAGCTCTAGAAAGATCCATTCCTTGCTGTCTCATACGGATAGCAGTATCTCTAACATATAAAGCTGTAGCAAAAGACATAACTAAATCATCATTATACCCCGACTGTGCTTGTGCTTTTCCATTCCTCCATATGAATACTCTCATCTCTCCTAATAACCTCTTAGACTGCAGTATTACTGATCTCTCTCTTACGTATTCAGTCATCTTAGCAATAACTAAAGGTCTTGTTTTAAGAGACATTGTAAATCCTGGTACTAATTTATCTCTTTCATACTTGGCCATATAAGATTCGACTGTTTCAGTATCCGATCTTGATGAGTAGTATAGGTTTTTATATTCTCTTGATAGTATTTGTTCAATGGTTGACCATCCTATATTTGCATTTTCTACTACCAGTAATGCATCGCAGTATTCTGTTGCTATTCCTACTAGTACGTTTCCGTATTCTTTAGGAGATATCTTACCTTTGTATTCTGCTACTTGCGTACAAGTTTCTATATCGAATACATGGAATGCAGAGTTATCAGTAGAGTCCCCTCTAGCGACATCTGCAACTACCATATATGACTTATTATAGTCAGGTGATTCCCATATCCAGAGATTTCCATCTACCCCTCTCTTTTCCATTGGCTCTTTTACATATGTCTCTTCATAGAAAGCCATATTCTCAACTTCGATTACTGAGTCTCCGGATGACATGAAATCACAGTCACACTCTTGAGCAGCATGTTTCTCTCCTAATTGTCTTGTTTGTTCATCTCTCCAGTCTTGTTGTCTTTCCGGATGCACATCCCATTTTAATTTAATAGGTACAAATCCATTCTCTCCTGCTTCTGCTCTTTCCCATGTTTTATGAAACCAATTACCTACACCATTTGGTGTTGATAGTGCCATACACTGACCACCCGTTGCTAGGGTTTGTTGTGCTGCTGTAAAGGTTTCTTCAATATTATCAATAAAGGCTGCCTCATCTATTAACAGTAGTGATACTGCTTCTGAACGAGCAGCATCTGCATTAGATGATTTAGCTGTTATTTTAGAACCGTTTTTAAGTCTAAGAGATAACTTATTCTTTTCTGTAAAAGGTAATTGTAACCATTTTGGTAGATTCTCATACATGAAAATCGTTTTAGTTACAAGGTTTCTAGCTGTTGCTTGTGTAATCGCAAGTGCTAGTACGTTTTTATCTTTATGGAAGATCATTAACCATAGAGCGTAGGCCGAGGCTAGTGTAGAAATTCCTAACTGTCTTGATTTTAGAGTTATTAACATCTTTTCATCTCTGAATAAATGCAACACTCCTTCCTGGAATGGATAAAGGTTAAATAATATTCTACCTCTAGTTGGATGTTGAATGTAACAATACTTCTTCATGAAGTAGGCCGGGTCTTTTGCACACTTTATGTACTCTTGTGCAACTATTTGTTTGATATCTTGTTGTGGCATATTATATAAGTATATATTATAAATATGTGGATATAAAAAAACCCACCTTTATAGGGTGGGCTTATCTAATTATCTAGTAATTTTATTTTCTGTTTTCTGCTAAGAATTTTCTTAAGTCAAATCCTTCTTGTAAAGCTTCTACTGTTTCTTTTTTAGCTGACGTTTCTTTTTTCTCTTTACCTGTGAATTTTTTATCAAATTCTTTTCTTAATTTTTCTTCTGCCTTTCTTAATGCTGCAATATCTTTACGCATTTGTTTAACAGCTTTTTGATCAATATGTTCAGCATGTTCTCCTTCTTCTAAAGACCCTACTTTAGCCTCTAGTGCTTCGTAAACTCTTTTCATCTCATCCATTTTGTATTTATGAGCTGCTTCGTTAGTCCCGTGCTCAATCTCTTTCATTAATTCTTCAATTGAATTGTATTTTGGAAGAGGTTTTACTTCTTCAATGCTTTCTTCTCCTTCTGGGATATTCAATTCTGGTGCCGGGTTTGGTAGTTGATTTGGATCATCTTGACGACCCATTGTATAGTCTACATTCTCTTCTTCTTTCAGAGCTTTGTTTACTATTTCTACTAAACGTTTTTCGTTAGCAGTTAATCTACTTTCTTGTATAGCTTCTTCTACTCCTTCTTCCCAAGATTCTTCCTTCTTTTCTTGTAGGTAAAGCTGTCTATCGTGAATTAGTTCACTAGTCAATCCGTAATTTTGATCTTCAAGTTCTTGTAATTCGTCATCTGTTAATGGAGTACCATCTTCGTAATCTGCTGCAATAATGTATGCATCTACAAAGTCTGGATAGTCCTCTGTGTCTATTCCGTCGATTTCGATTGAACTAACATCTACTGGTTTTCCGTTAAACTCTACTCCTTCTGAAAGAAGTTTTGCGTTTTTTGTAAGTTTATTCTCTGTTAAGAATGATCTTAAATTAAAATTATCTGCCATTGTGTTTTATTTTTGTTTATAAATAGTTTATTTTTGACTAAAAAAGTTCAGAGTAGATTGTATTAAGAGCTCCAAACACTTTGTCTGATACTTTTTGTTGAACTTCTTCTGATGAATATTTTAGATTTACTTCTAAATCAATAGGTATATTAGTACCTCTTGAACTGCTATATACAAATTCTGGTGTTATGTTTAGATGTTTTCCTGAAGTGTCTGCACTAATTATTGCTTTTCCTGCTGTATCTACTACTCCCCAAGCTTTTTCTGTTACCGATATTTTACTCTGTAGGAATGTGTTTAAAGCTTTATTTAGATCATACTTTACTACATGTATCACAATTCCTGTAAGAAGTTTCTGTTTGTATACTTTCTCTACCCATACGAAAACTTCTTTATTCAACTCTCCTGCTATTTTTCTAGCAATAGATGATAGTCGTTTATTAATATTATTATATGTTTCATCAGGAATCTTGCCTTGTAATTCACTTATAGTAAGGTTTTTTAATGTAGGGTCTTGCTTGTATACTGTATTTAACGTACTAACTACTTCTTTAGAATCAGAAGGACTAATATTTACTTCATCTGAGCCTAATCCTATAGGTTTTCCTTTTGCAGTTGTTTTCAGTGAGATATGATGCCCGTTTATTATAATATCTGCAAGTCCTTGAGCTCCTCCAACGTGTTGAGCTTGTACATTATCTACGGTATTTAGTAGTTTTGTTAGGAGTACTTCCGATATTGTTCCTAGAGAGTTTGGATCAAAATAATTAAAGATAGATAAGTACTTTGAATAAGGTACTTTTATATTCTCAAAAGCATTTCTCAGTATTGCTAAATCCTCTTCTGTTACTCCAGACTCTTTCTCTTTTTCCGGTTTTTCTTCCTCCAATAATACTCCGTATTCAGAATAAATCTCTTTTAATATTTTCATATCGTCAGGATTATTCATATCCGGATACCCTTTTTTACATCGAAAGGCCCATTCATTTACTACTTTTTCTACTACGCTCATAACTTATTTTTATTAAAGTGCTTCAGGTGTTTCAGGTTCTGTACCTGCTGCTTCTTCACCTGCTGCTGGTGTTTCTTCTGCTCCAAATTCAGGTGCTGCTTCTCCTCCGGCTTCTCCGCCTGGAAATTCTCCACCACCTCCGCCTCCGGCTGCTGGTTCTGTTGCTGCTCCTGCTCCGAACTCCTCTCCTCCTGGTTCTTCACCATTTGTAATCGGTCCGTTTTTAAGAATATCGTTTATCTTATCCAAGGCTTGTTGGTAGTTTGGAAGATCGTTTAAGAAATACTTCTTACCTTCTATCTGTGCTTCGAATCCTTTACCCATCCATTTTAAATTAAATGATTGACCGTTGGCAAGTTCTACTGAAAATGTAGAAGGTTTAGGTGCTACCCATTTTACATCTTTTACAAACTCCTTATATTCTTGTGTGAATAGTGATACTATCGTTTTTTTAACTGTAGGAAATTTTCCCAGTATTTCATCTGAAGATGTTTCTAATACTGCATTTTCTTCCTCTCTAAGAACTTCAACATATGCTTCAAGCATAAGAGCTTGTACTTCTTCTTTAGTTATTTTTTTAGAAACAACATCTCTTCTATGTCTCAAATACTTGTCTGTTTTATCAACTTTTTCATCATTATTGATATCGTCATCTTCTTTTCCAACTGCATCTAATGCTTCGTTCTTTCTAAACTTACAACTACTCTTACCTGTTAAATATGGGGTAGGGTGTGCTGTTCCTTTTACATGAACGTGTCCGCATTTATGACAACAAGTTCCTTTCTCTTCGTCTAATGCTACTGCAAGTGTTATAGGTGCTCGACCTTCTTTATCTTCTTCTGATTCTAAATATCCTGCTGCTGCATCTAAATAATCTTCTGCTTTTGTTAACTTAGATTGAATCCAAGCATCTAATTGCTCATCATCTCCAATTATATTCATCAACTTACTTGCATTTGATTGAATAGATTTTAATTGTGATTTAGCCATTGAAGATTCATCATCTGATTGTAAATAATCATCTTCGTTGATTTGTTCTGCTACTTCGTAATCATCATCATCATCATAATCATCTTCTGGTGAATCACAAGCTTCTAAATCCCATTGAAGTCTTTGTTGTAATTTTCTTGCTGATTCTCCTGGGTAGTCTTTTGCAAGTCTAGCTAAGATTTGAGGATCTAATATCATAGATTCTGCTATATCGTATGCAAACTCTGTACTACCTGCATCATCGATTGCTCCTTGTAATACTCTTCTATACTGTGCTTCTGAATAGGGACGAACTCCTTGAGGTTTTTTCTCTCTTGGCTGTCTGTCAAAAAAGCTTGGGTTATCTTGTAAAACTCTTTCTTTTTTAAAAGTTCTAACAGGTCCATTGTTTTGAGATCCCATAACTAAACCGTCTTTCATCCCTGTGAATTCAAAAGTACCTAATCCAGTTATATTAAAAGCTCTTTCCTCTATCATTTCTTCTGAAATGTATTTATTCATCTGAGAAGGATCTGATTCTGGCTCCATTGCAGCCATTTGGTCATACTCATTATCCGATGGTTCTCCAACGTACTTTTTCATCGCATCACTTAGTTTATCTTCTAATTCAGGAGCAGGTAGAGAGACAGTATTACCCTGTGTTATCACAAAGTCTACTAGTTCCATCGGTTCGTTTCCTAAATCTAATATGATTGCTGTTCCTTCTGGGTTTAGATTAAATTTAAAGGTGTCTCTACCTCTATCATTTCCATATTCAACACTAATATTAAACCTATCTACACCTAGTCCTGTTAGCTTTAGATTCACTACTTCATCTCCTTCTGCTCTAAGAACTTTTAAAAGAGACTTAGCTACTGCTTTACCTACTGCTGCAGATTCTTCTGTAGTATACTTTCTAGTTTCTTCTGATATACTCTCTTGTGTTGATGTTGCTTTTGCTAGGTTTTCTTTTGCTGCTACTAAAGCATCTTGTGCTGCTTTTCTCTCTAAAGGAGATTTTGCTGTTTGAAGTTGTTTTGTAGCATCTTTTATTTTCTCCTGTTGAAGTGCTATACTAGATTTCTTAGCTTGTGCTTCAGCCGGTGTCATTTCCTCTTTTAATAATCCTGCAAGGTTACTTTTTGCTTCCTTTAATCGTTTAATTTGCTCTTGAACTAATCCTTGTTTAGATTTCGTATATTGAGTTTTTCTTAAAGTATCAATTGCTGATTCTACTTGAAGTAGTTTTTTTGAAAGCTGTAATTTAGTGTATTTTACCATCTTCTAAAGATATGAATTTATTTTCTTTTATTCTACTATTTGCAATGATAATTTAAGTACCTTTGCAATGCTTTTCCATAATGAGTACCTTTATTATCTAATGCTGAATGTGCTGTTCTTACTTTTGTACAGGATAGCTTTCCTAATCTGTCTTTTAGTATACCTGGTTGAACAGGATCATCTACACCTTCCTGTAAAGCTATTGTAGGGTCAGGAGTCATAAATCCCGGTTTTCTCATGATAGTTTTAGCAAGTGCTTGATTTACTTGACTAACAAAAGGTATATTAATACTGCTACCTCTGTCTTTTACGACAAATTCATGGTACTTTTTAATAAAGGCTATAAAAGCATCTTTCTTCTTAGCTAGTCTATCAAAGAATGATACTAATTCTTCTGGTGTTATTTCTTTTCCGTTTCTAGGATCGTTTAATCTATCAAAGAAGTGGCTTCCAAATTCAATATCAATTGGATCTAATTCGTTATCAGCATGTCTTTCTACTGAGTCTAGTTCTGAGGAAGTCATTTCTTTCATGGCTGCTAAGCTCTTAGACTCCTCTCTTACAACTTCCCTAATTATTTCCTGTAATACACTCTTTTTCATATTTTATTTTGTGTTATCTGGTATTTTAGTATCTTGTATAAATTTGTTATGAGAAGCTTTATATGATTCCTGTCTTTCGTCATTTACATTTTTAGTGTATTGCCAATTCCAGTATAAGTCATTATTTGGTTTAAACCCATAAAACTTATGAACGTCTTTTTGTGTTTCACTAACAACTTCTCCATTCCAGTTCTGCCCCACACATATAAATCCAGATTGAACATCTTTTATAAGGTTTGACTCTCCTAAGGTTGTGTGTCTATTCTCAATCCAAGTCAATCTTTCAATTAACTTTTGGTAATACATATTTGTTTGTCCCCATCTTATTGAGCTGAAGAATATTACTGTATCTGATTCAAATAATTCTTTTGATATTTTCCATAATTCATCTTTTGGATTATTAAGGCTTGCCCAACATCTGTGATGTCCTGATGGATTCTTATCTTTGTCTTTGAGTTTTGCTTTTAGTACCCCACAACTATTCCCGTCTTTTCTTGATACGTTTCCTTCACAAGGAAAAATGTTAAGTTCTGGTACGTCTATTAATACTGAGTTGTTTAATAGTTGACTGTGTAGGTACATTGCAATCATTTTTGATTTTGGAACATCGGTATTATCCTTATCCCAGTTGTACCTATTGGAGCAGCTTAGAAGAAGTACTTTCTTTTTCTTCTTTAACGTCTCAATAGTCTTCTGTATCGCTTTCCAAGCATCGGATTGAACCAGCTCTTCTTGCAACATCATTTCATTTATTAAATCACTTAGTTTAATCATACTATCTTCCTTGTCCTTTATAAAGCTTTCTATAGTTTTTAGAACTCTTTAAAGAAGAGGTTTTACATTTTGCATGAACTCCAGGTCTTGATACTTTAACTGTTACTGTTTTAGTTGCTGCAGGAGCTGATTTTACTTTTGCCATAAGTTATAGACTATTTACTGTTTAAAAATAAATAGTAAGGAAAACTTATTACGAATCTATATGACTCTTTAAGTGTTTAAGATACTCTTGTAGCTTTTCGTTAATTTGTGTTTTGAATTTAGTATCATTATTATTCCAATCCTCTACATCTCCTTGCTCAGTTACATATGTATCTGTATACTCTAAACTATCTAATACCCATTGCTCAATATCTCTAGCAAAAGCTTTCATACTTCCTTGCATCATATTCTTTTCATATGATTCATATAAACCTACCTTTCTTAGCTCTGCTTCATACTCTACTGTGCATGGATCAAAACAAAAACCGTGTATTTTATACATTTTTTGAGCTAGATTATGCTTCATTGGACCTCCGCATTTAGGACATCGTAATGGTATTTGAAAAGCTTTTTTTGCTGCATCAAGCTTTGTAACGTTTTGTCTTAAACCGTTCTTAATAGTCCAAGTTCTTCCGCTTTCTTCCCAAATATCTCCTTCTGAATATGCTATGTGTGCTTTTGAGTAACCTACTCCGTCGACTGTCTTTGCACTAAAGTCTTTTTTAACTAAATTCCTAGCTCTATTAACATCCTTAGATGTAAATTCTTTTTTAAGTAAGCTCTCTTTCGCCATAACCAAGTTCTATTAATTCATTTATAACTGATAAGACATCTCCGTCTTTACATTCTATTACTATTCCTCCTTTTGCAGCAAAAGCAGCTAGGTTGGAGGGTTTATCATCTATTAATATAGAGTTTTCATTTGCAAAATCCGACTTAGCATCTCCAAATCTAAAAATTACTTCCGGAGCAGGTACTAAATTGTCTTTTACCCATAATCTTTTACCTAATCTTGAGGTATTATCTCTTGAAGGAGATGTAAGAAGTTTTGGTCCGTAAGGTTCTATAAAATCCCACAACTGTCTACCGTTTGGCATCCATTCCATTCCTGACCAAAATTCTAAACCTATGTATTGATCAATAAATTTCCAGAATTCTGTCTGTCCTTCTAGCTTTTCGAAATGCTTAGGTCTTGTTACTTGTGCAATTGTTGCTTTTGAATAGTATTTTGGACCTTCTTTTCTTAGTAATGTTACAAATCTTCTTTCAAAGTCTGTTAATACGCCGTCCATATCACAGTATATCTGATATTTAGGTACGAAGTCTGATTCTTCTAGTAGTAAGTCTGTTAAATTTCCCATAACCTTTTTATTTTATAATGATTGTTTTATACCTAATGCAGGTAGTCTTTTACGCCATATTGCTTTTATTGATTGTATTTCCTCAGGGGTAAAGTTTTGAGAGTTTAAATAGGTATTTACAACATCTGCAAATGGTCTTTTTTCTTTTTTAGCTCTGAATAGCATTCCTTGAATCATTGCATCTACTTCTTTCTTAAGTTTAAGATAATTGCTTAGAGGTAATTCTCCTGCTTTCATTCTATCTCTTCTCTTTTGATCTCCTCGCATTCCTTTTGCAGGGTTAGAGGATACTCCTCCTATGTTGTGAGTAAGATGCTCTACTTCATGTCTAAAGATATCTTTTAGAGTCATAGAAATCTCTTCCCAAAATTCTGGTAATAGTTCTGGATCTATTGCAAGGTCTATTATAATAAAATCTCCATCGTCATCAAAGCCTGCTCCTGTACTATCTAATACTTCCATCTTACCTGTACCAGGTGTTAGCATTAAGTACCCTTCTACATCAAATTCTACATCGTTGTTTGAATAAGTATCTTCGAATCCTAAGCTTTTCTCTCCTTCATCGTAACCTGTTTTCCAGGTTCTAAATAAATCCGAAGATGCTTGGTTACTTATTTTGTCGTATCTCCCTTCTGCCATAACTTTTTTTTTTGATTCACCATTTTTAACTCCATCTTCCCAGTTTCTAAAGACTCTATTACCTTGTAAGTATGCTTCGTCTTCTATTTCCTGTAGGTGTGAATCTTCGTTTGTATTTGAAGTCTGTATATTACCTAATCGTCCTTCTATATTTTGCATATGATGAATCATTTCATGTGCAAATGATCTACAAACATCTTTAGGATGTCTTCCTTGTACAAAAAGTACTACTTCTTGATTGTTTGGATCATAGTAGGCTGTTTTACCGAAGAAGTTGTTAGCTTGATCTTCATCATACCTTACTTTTATCTCTGGAAGTGGTGTGATATTCATCTTCTGATCAAGCATATACTCTAGTATAGATGCTATTTTTGGAGTATAGTTAAACTTCTCTTGTCCTTCTCCTTCAGATAAATGTTTCTGATATGGTGTATAGTCAAAACTTACATCTGAATATGTTTTAATGTATATGTCGATCCTATCCTGATTAAATACTACTGTAAATTTATCTGAATCGATAGTCTTTCTTAGGTCGTTGAAAAGGTGTGTTAGTTCTGCTCTATCCTTTGATGGAATAGCACCTGATGCCTGTATAGGTGTTCCTGAAGATCCTTCTTTTATTACTTTTTTCTTAGTTTTTTTAGGAAAAAAGCTTTCAAATACGTTATCTACTGCAGTTAACATCTTATCTTCTACTGAATCCTCTTGTTGAGGTGCTATGATATCAACAATTGCTTGTCTATCTTCTTTTGATACTACTTTAGGAATCCATTTACCTGATAATAAAAACTCTTCTGACTTTCTGATATCAGTTGCTGAGAATTTATCATCTTCTTTGTTTGTAATAACGGGAAGTTCTTTTACTTCTACGTTTTTGTAATCCCCTTGCTGTTTCTTTTTTTCTATACCTGAGAATTTTTTCATCTCATCAGCCATAGCTCCAGTAATAATCTCTGTTACTTTGTCTTGATTTGCATCAATCCATTCATAAGTGTCTAAGATTGGAGTTACTTTACTAATGTGAATCTCCATTGGTACGTTTATGTACTTTGCATAGATTTCCCAAATTGCTTTTGATTGTTCTGCTGTAATCTTTACTCCTTCTCTAATTTTTGGTCCGATAAAGATTACAATCTTATCTGCTTTAGTAGAGAGGAATTTAGCATTTTCAAAGTGAGCAAGGTGTGGTGGTTTAAAACCTCCAGCATATAGAGCTACTACTTCAGATCCGTCATCTAAAGCTTCTGAAAGTCTTTGTGCTACTTTTTCTAAAGCATCTTCCTTACCTTTTCCTTTAGCTGTTCCTACTTCTCCTGATTTAACAGTTACCATTGATTTAAAGATACCTGCTATTCTATTTTTAGATCTAGTATTTGTAAGTTTTTTAGCAACATCATCTAATAAATCTTCAAAAGAACCGTCTATATTAAAGCCTTGAAACAGTATTTTGATAGTTCCCCAAGCTGTTGTTGACCATACCTCTTCTCTTGCTATTTCTTTAAATCCTTCAAGTTGTACTTTTCTAAGAGATAGTTTTACTGATGATAGGTTGAATTCAAACTCTTCTCCTCTCTTCAATTTAGGCATATTTGAAATACCCATTCTTCTAAATACGTCTTGTAGGTCTTGCTCCAATAAAATTACTTTTGCTAGTCCTATTAGTATACCTTGCTTTTCAGCCGGTAGGTCTAAGAACGATCCTTTAAAAGCATGTTCTTCTTCAGTAAGGGAGATAATATTATCAACTTGTATATATTCGTCTTCTTTACCTACAATTGGATAAAGTACTGAGATTAGTTCTCCTGAATTGTAGTACCTTCTTCCGGTATACTTTTCTGATTTAAAAGGTACAATTATATTCTGTGGAAGAGATAAAGCTGCATCGATAATTCTTTGCTTTACTTCTCTCTTATCATCTCCTTCAAACCATACAATTATGTCTAGATCTCCGTAATCGGCTTTCGAACCTACTTTTACAGATCCTGATAGAGAAGCTTTCTTAAAGCCTAGTATTTTACTTAGAACTTCTTCTACGTATTTATTGAATGTAGCTTGTACATCCCCTCTTTCTATTCTATTTCCTCCTGCTACTCCTGACATATTATACTTTGTATTGTGTTAAATTTGAATTATCCGGTAAAAACTTACCTTTTAATGCTAATCTCTCTTGATTATCTATCCAATAAGCTTGTAAGTCTTCTGGTATATCACATCTAGTGCTATCTAATATCTTAAGATAAGTATCGTATACAGCGTTTAAATCCTGTGGAGATAGTCCTGCTTCTAGTACTTCCATTAATTTAAAGTAATCTCCTATCGTATCTCTATCTAGATTTAAACTATATACCTTATTTAAAAGGTCTATTGCTTGTTGTGGTTGATTTGCTACAATCTCTTGAGATTCTTTATCTTTTACTCCATAGTTATGAGAGAATGTATATCCTTTCTGAGAGAATAAAGATACAAGTAATTGTGTTCTATGAAGACCTTTTACGTTTCCTGAGTAAGTGGCTGAGTGGTAAGCAAAGGAAAGCCAATCTACATCTCCTACATTTACATCTATTTGAACATTTTGCCCTACTACTTCGTTATTCTCATCATATTGTGGGAATAGGAGGAATAAAGCTCCTGCTCCTGATCCTTTTACATCTGCTATAATCTCTGTATCAGCTTCCAGTATCTTCTGTGCTACTGCTACAATTACAGCTCTTTTCATTAACTGATCATCGGTAGATGTTCTAGCTCTTTTCTTAAATCCTTCAAACAAAGCTTGAACGTGTTTCTCATCCAGACCCCAATCGTTTATATCATCAAAGGATGACCCGGCAAGTGCTAGGTCAATATCCCCTGAATAGTCTTTTTTTCCTACAGATCCTAGAGTTTTCATCTCTCTAAAGAATGGTTCTGCTTTTGGAAATATAGTTTTGAACTGTTTAAAAAACTCTAATAGAGTGGGTTTAATATGTTCTTTTTTTATTGGCGCTGTACTATCAAATACGTTTCCTCCCATGTTGCTTTCTATTTACCTAAAGATACGCACAATACTTCTATTATGCAACTATTATATTAAATAAATAGTACTAAAGTTTGATAGTAGTTGGATATGAAGAGAACTTAGGCTCAGTTGTTGGATTCTCAATCTCATATAATTTATAGATCAACTTGAATAATTCAAAGTTTTTTTCTATCTCATCTACCACTTTTAACTCCCATCCTTTACCTTGTAATTTCTTACCAGCTTTATCAGCTCCTCGAGTTGAAGCTTTCAACCAAAGAATAGCTGTTCTATCTATTTTGATACCTTTTGTTTCTTCAATTGATTTAGCATAAGCTGCTAATTGTAAGTCATATGATTTATGTAAATGATTTGATGTTTTAAAATCAATTAACCAAACCTCTCCGTTTATCTTTACAACTATATCGGCTGTTCCTGCATACTTATGTGTATCTGAGTAGGTAAATTCTTCTGTAAAGATTAGTTCAGGTTTAGCTGCTGCCCAAAACTCTTTAAACTTCATAATCATTCCCCATACTAATTCATTGTACCGAGCATTACCGTAATCATCCATCCAAGTAATTTCTTTACCCTCTAACAACTCTTCAATTGCATTGTGAGTTTGAGTACCTTCATCTCCGGCTCTTCTCATTATAATGTCTGAGTTGTGACCTACATCTTTCAACCAGCTTTCAAAGAACCTATTCTTTGGCATATACTGTAAAATTGAAGTAACTGAAGGATAATATACTCCTTCTGATCGTTGATAAACCCTTCTATCTAAGAAGTTAATCTGTTTAAGTTCAGGTTTAAAATCTAATCTTTTTTTGGCATGTTCTGATAGAACATTTTGTCCTTTTTGTATCATATTATGATAGTTTGTAGCGGAGTAACTTTCCGAAGTCCATTTCCTCTGCCTGTTGTACATAACGAGTGAAGCTTGCAAAGCCCATATCGCTTGGATCCTTATCTTGCATATCTACTAGATATACTTTCTTTCCCATATTCAGAAACTGTTCTGTATATGAAAGTGCTTTTTTAAATGCATCCCTGTCCAGGGCTACGTATATATCTTCTACCTGACTTGATACTATCTTTTTTATCAAAGATTTCGACAAAGACTTACCAAGTATCGGTACTGCGTTTCTTTTTACTGCTATTGCATCAAATACCCCTTCTACTAGAATTATGGGCTGTGACCAGTTAATTAAGTTCTCAAACCCTATTATATCCTTAGAACACTCTGGGTTTCTATATTTATGGTAAGCATCCTCATATGTTCTACCTACAAAGAAGTTTAACTGGTTATTCTCGTTATACGATGGAACAATCACTCTTCCACTGTATTCTCCCGATGTACAGTAACCTATATTGTATTTTAAGAAGTCTCTATCGGTAAATCCTCTCTTATACAGGTACTTTCTTACTTTATTTGCTATAATAGATGTGGTTGATGCTGTATAAAGAGCTTGGAACTCTTTAGGTAATTCTACGGTAGATGTAGGAGCATACCCTATTTCATCTCCTTTTCTTACGTATTTAAGTATTTCATACGCTTGTTCGGCAGGTACTTGTAACTGTTTAACTAAAGACTTGATTGTACGTCCTTTAAACCCACATACCCAGCATTCGAAAGGATTCTCTCCTTTTTCATTGGTATGCATGTTTACTTCTAGTTTTGGCTTATGGTGATTGCATTTAGGGCAAGTAAA